AATCCCCGACTTTCATCGGTCGGGGATCTTCGCTTTATTTAGAGTTAGAACTTTTATCCAGCCACTTCCAAGTTCGCGGCTACGTTAGCAGCAACTACCAAGAAGTCTTCGCGCTCAACCGAGCTGAATGTCAGGTTGTAACCGTTACGGTCGCCAGCTGCTGTTCCTGATCCTGATTCAGTTGTATCAAGGAACAAACCGAACTCTTTTCCGAACATACGATACGTTCCGTCCATTTCTTTGGTCACGATGGTAACGCGATTCTTTGCAAGAGTAGCGATGGTATTTCTCACGGTAGCGTTGCGGCTGTTAACCGGGAAAACGACCTGATGAGTGTAGAATACCGTTCCGTTCTCTTGTGAACCAGTCAAAGCGTTTGAACTTGAAGCAGTACCGCGTGGTACTTCGAACTTCCAAAAACGCTTTCCGCTTGCTTTGGTCATGGCTGTAACCGTTCCGCTGGCTTCAGTCACGCGGCTATTTCCAGACGCATCGTAAAGGGCGGAGTTTTCAATCAAATAGATGGCTTCGATTCCACCTACCGATTCGCGGCAGTCAATAACGTAACCACCAGTAATTGCACAAGGCATAGTAATTGAATTTAGAAAAAAAGGGCGGTGTTTGTTTCACCACCCTTTTCTTTTGTTAGTTAATCAGATATTAGATTCCGGACTTGAACTTAACTGCTTCAGAAGGGAAGGCAAGATTCACCCCGATTTTAAAATTTACCTTACTTCTTATCTCCTGATTGTCTTCCGAGAACCAGAGACGATAGTTATTTTCTTCATCTTCTAAGTCTACCGCCATAACTGCGTTACTCATGCTGAAAGCGTAAGCGTCACCAGTTCCGTTCAAACCATGAACCGCGATTATTTCGATTGCAGTACCCGGCAGGATAAAGCTATTAGCGTTCGCGTCTTGTGGGTTGTAAGAAAACAGATTCAAGGCGCGGTAAGCCATGATAAGCAATCTGTACCAGTCGTAACCTACGAAGATTTTCACGTCACCCTTTCCGATTACCGCTGCTGGGATAGCCTTGTAAATACCTTCAGTTGCAGCAACAACGTTAGATTGTGTGATGGTAGAAACAACCGCAGACAAACCAGTAAAGGCAGTCACGTTCGCATCAATCGCAGTTGGGTCAATCAACTTAATAAGGCCATCAAATTTATTGAGGTTACCTGTGCTTCCAGTCGCGTCACCTTGCCAAATCGCAGTCTCTAATTGAGCAGCGATACGAGCATTCTTTTTCGCCAAGTAAGCGTCCAAAAATTCAGCGTTTCCGAAGTCGGTGTAATTTGAACCAGCACGGAGTGCCTCTTGTGTGAACTTCGCTTCGAAGTCTTTCGGACAGATAGTTTCAGCCAACATGATTTTACCAACGGTAACTGTTCTTTGAGTGAAAGAAGTCGTTCCGCTTGGGTTGTAACCACATCCGTCAGTTTGGAAAACTGCGTCAGTGTCCATCAAAGGAATTGCTGCGCTTGATTTTACACCAGTCAGGACGATACCGCTGTCCATAATCAACTGCTGGGTTTTTGCGCCGATAACCGCAGAAGTCAACAACGGGCGAACCAGTTGTTTGGTATAGTTAGTTAAACCTGTTAATTCGAGTGCCATTTGTATTGGATTTTAATTGTTTACTTTTTTGAAAATAGGATATCGTAAGATTTTTTCACTTCGCTGAACTGCTGTGGCTTTACAGCCGCGTCAGGTTGACCAGTTGGAGCAGATGCGAGCGTTTGCGTCAAGTTCATCAAGGTCTCCATCGCTTGCATATACTTTGACAACTTGGTTTCGTATTCAGCAAAACGTGCTTCGTATGCTGCGAACTTTGATTCGTAGGCTGCAAACTTTTCATTGGTGCTTGATTGGAACGCGCTGAATTTAGAAGCCATCTCCATTTCAGGTGCTTCAACTTCGATTTCAACTTCAACCTTCGGCTTGATTTCGGTGATTGCTCCGTTTTCGCCAAGAACGATAACCGTTCCGTCTTCGAGTGTGTGTTCGCCAGCCGGAGCAGGAACGCCGTCAATGGTAACGATTCCACCAACTGCGAGTTCAGTAACCTGAACGATTGTGCCGTCTTGTAATTTTGCTTCAAGCATTGCAACTGGCTGAACTGGTTTGTTCATTTCGTTGAACACCTCGCGGATTTTTTCTAAAACTTCGATTGCTTTCATAACGTAGTGTATATTTATTTGGTGATTGTAACGTTTAGCAGTTCTGCTATTTTCTTAAGTGCGTTTTCTTCGGCTGATATTGGTTCGTCATAATCAAACAAACCTTCGACAGAAAAGCCTTTGTATTTGCCTTGCTTTACTTCGTTCCAGACGTTGTCGTTCTCAACATAGAACGAACCGAACCAGCTACCATCGGCCACACCTTCGAAGCCTTTCATCGGCATGATTCCGCGTTCCTTGTCTACAATCCAAGATTCGAACATCGTAACCCCTTTGACCTTTTGTTCAGGATCGTGCATAAGGTTCACGTGGTTGTGGTACTTTCTTTTCGCAAACTTGATGGCAATGGTCTTGATGGTGTCAGCAGAAAACTTCACGTAATGCTCGCCCATCTTTTCGTTATTGCGGTAGATTAACTCATCGGCTAACATGAGCGGCCCTGAAATAATTCGCTTTTCTTCGTTCATGATTCGAAAGGACATTTTCTCCTTTTCGATTTGCGCGAGTTTACGGCTTGCCCATTCCACCCCAGCGTCACCACCCCAAGCGAGCCACATCAAACGACCGCATCCGTCACCCAATTCTTTTTGGGAGTTCTGTCTGTGACGCTCAAAAGCAGCCATTCGGGCAATGGTATCGCGGCTGATTGGTTCGCCGTTTGCCAGTTGATTTGCCCTTGCCTTTCCTACTGGTGTTCCGCATTCACCCCAGCCGTTCTGTTCGGCCCAACGAAGTGCGACTTTCGCGTTCTCGCTCGCTGCCTTTGGGTAATCGGTGTAAGATTCGAACTTGTAGGATTCCTTAAGGTAACTTGCAACCTTCGCTAAATGTCCGTCCATGTAACTGACATCGTGAACCATACCGACAAGTTTGTCGATTTCATTCATTAAGTCCTTGAAGTCATCGGTCAGGATTTCGACTTCACCCACTTGCTGCGGTGTTGCATAGTTTTTCGCGATGACCTCTTTTTCAATGGCGAAAATCGTGTCAGCAATTTGAGCAGCAGACCTGACCATTCCTTGTTCTTCGATCCCTACATTCATGCTGACCAGATGCGTGAATGTTGCAACCGCACCGGGACAGATGTCAAAGTGTTTCGGAGTGTAGCCGTAGATGCTTAACTGGTCATTGAATCGGCTTTCCCATTTGGAATAGCAGATAGCCGCGGCTTGCGCTTCGTCTTTCCCTTCGTTTATCATGTAGGGAATGCAGCGACTGATAAATTCCGATTCGCTTTCCTGTTTTCCTGGTTCGACAAATTGGTCTTTGAACGCAAGGAAATCGCGTTTGATTGCTGGCTCATCGACCAGCGCGATAAAATCCACTTCGGATTCCTCGTTCATTTTTTCGCTGATTTTTAACTCGTAAATTGGTAGTGTCATTTTATTTGATTTTATGCTATACGTGCAGCCCTTTCAAGCCGCTGGATTCTTTGTTGATTTCCAGAAACATCACTTTCCACGACATAAGCGCGAGCCGCCACGTTTCCGATTTGATTGACTTGTCCCTGATTTAGTAAGGTCGTTTCCGCTTGTGGTGTTAAAGGTGGCAAAGTTGGCGGCGGTGTCAAACCCCCACCTGACGGAGCAGATACACTTGCGCCGCTTGATGGACCTGGTGTCTTTACTGCGACTATTTTACGAATATTCGCAAGACCAGCAGCGACCGCAAGTCCAGCTTGAATGTATGGGTATGCTGGACCAATAATCGAAATAGGATTTTTTTGTGCTTGCTTGAACGCCGTCCACGCTGCCGCGTAAGTATCAATCGAAGCCGCTGCAACCGCCGCCGCTTTACCCGCCGCCGTTTCCCTTCCTAGTATGTCGCCAAGTTGTGAAACCATGCCGCCAATAGTTTTGGCATTGTCGATTTTCGCTTGTGCTTCAGCTTCGTCTACCTTCATTCTAGCTTGGGCAAATTCTTTATATCTTTCGTTATATTGAATTTGGCTTATTGTTCCATTTTCCAAACTCATTTGAAGTAATTCCTGACGATATTCAAAAGACAGTTGTTCGTCTTTTAATCGGTCGTCAAGCACCTTTAAAGATTTTTCACGTTCTGCCGTTGCTTGGTCTTCGATAGCTTTACGCCTTGCCGCTTCATTTTCAGCTTGCTTTGTTGCAAAGTCCGCGTCAATAATTGTTTTTCGATTGTTGTACTCTTGCTCGCTGATTAACTTCTGATTAAGATATTCAAGCTGCTTGTCGATTTCTTTTTGATTCTGGACGGATAGTTCAAACTGCTTGCGGTCAAATTCATTTTTAAAGGATTGAAGACGTTGCTGAATTGCAAAGTCATCACTTATTTGTTGCTGCTCCGCAAGTTTTTGCCTAAATTCTTTTTCCTTTTCGAGTTGCTTTTTGCGATCTTCATCTTCCTTTTCTTTTCGCTTTTGTCTGTTCTCTTGTGCTTTTTTTGCAGCGTCTTCATCCGATTTTTTCTGTTCCTTGATTACTTCAACATTCTGTCGGCGAATAAGTTCAAGTTTTTCTATGTTGGCGTTGTCAAGGTTTTTCGTCTGTTTGTTTGCCTCCTCGATTGACTTATTCGTGACCTCTTGCTGCTTTTTTATCAGTTCGTCACTAGCGTCGTTTTGCTTTAAAGTTGCAAGGTAGTTTCTGTTTTTTTCAGCAGTAGCCAAAGCCGTTGCCCTAGCTGAAGCAATCATCGCGATTTTTTCGTCAATCAGTTTCAATTCAAGTGCGCGGATTTCTTTTGTGGTCGCACCATTGGCTTTAGCTAGTTCAAGCGTGTATTTTTGATTACGTTGAAGTTGATCCGAATTCCGTTCATTCGCTTTCGTCTGTTGTTCTACTGCCTTTGTATTTGCCTTTACCGCCGCTTCATTCCGTTTCGCTTCATTTGAACTATTGATAAAGAATTTAATCAAGGCAGCGCCAGCGGCAATAAGTGCGACGATTACCGTCACCAACGCACCGATTGGGTTTGCAGATACCGCCGCGTTCCAAAGGAATTGAGCCGCCGTTATTGCCCTTTGAATAATCGGAATACCTTTAAGTACCGCTCCCAAGTTTTTAAAAGCGTCAACCGATTCAAGCACCGAGTTCAATCCTTGACTTAAAGCAAGCGCACCTTGAACCTTTACAAGTGTCTTTTCAAGTTCCTCGGATTCAGCACCGAATAACGCTTGCGCTCCCTGAACCGCCGCGAAGCCACCAGCCACACCCTGAAGTGCAGAACCGAACGCTTTAAATTTAGCGTCTGGATTGAATGCATCGGTTAACGCTTTCGCGTCTCCGATTTCGTCCTTCAAGTTAGCAACACGCTTGGCAGCGGCAACCGCTTCAGCGGAAGTGTCGCCAAACTTTTGACGCATGGCAATAAGGTCAGCCGTTGCCTCGCGAAGTTGTTTTTTTATCGAGCCGACCGACTGGACCGCATCCGAGCCGTCCACCGTTATTTTTACGCCTACTTCTGTATTAGTTGCCATATATTCTTATTTCAAAAGGTGTGTCAAGAAGAACGTCATCTGTCAAACTTCCGCCTTTGTAGGTTAATATTTTAAGATTTGAAACGTCCACGATGTATGTTTGAATGCTGACCACATCTGCATTGATTGACGAATGGTTCGCGAAGTTGCACCAGAACCCCAGCGAAGGGTCAAAGATGTCATCCGCGCTTTCGATGTTATATTCTCCAGTCCCTACATAAGTTAAAGTCAACCCAGCAAGATATCCGCTATCCTTATAAGCGTTAATCGTTGGTGCATCCGTTCCGGTCTGACTCATTGTTCCTATTAACACCCTGAATTCAGGTGTCGAAGTCCATCCGCTTCCATCGTATTCCAATGTCGAACCAGTCGCACCACTGATGTCAATCCACGTCCCTTCAAATTCGTCAAAGTATTTTATAATCATTAGTAAGTAGTATTAATTGCCCTTAATAGTTGAACCTCACAAGTGTCGTCGGCTGAATAGTCGACTATCTTAATCAGTCGATAAAGCACGCCGTCAATCCAAATAAACCGCCCGAAGTCAAGGTTAAAAATATCCTTTTCGTCTAGCTTCATTTTGCAAGTCACCAGCCGCGAATCCTTGTCCGTTGTTTCTGCAAAATAAGACGCGTAATAAGCGTTAAACAAATTAGCGCTAGGATATGTCCCGCCCACGTTAAACTTCAATTCTTTTGGCGCGCCGAAGTTCAAATCACTTGACGGGTTTGTCCAGTCGTCAAGGTGTCCAGCATATCCGTAAGACGTTAAACTGCTTGTAAGGTTTGAACCATTTGCCGCCTTAATAAACCACGAATTCCTTCCGGTTATTCGCTTTGCTTGCATGATTCGGATATTGTGCTCAATCATTTCTTCAGCGCTATTGTTTAGCTTATAAATAGCCGGGAAAACCTTGTCTTGGTTTGCATAGCCGATTAATTGACTAGCTGAAAAAATTACTTCTGTTTTGTCTGTATCTTTTGTGAATTCTAGGTTATTGTCAAAGACAATATCCCCAAATGATTCGGTATATTTTTTTCTGTATTGTTCGTTTAAGTGGTCATTGTCCGACTTGTATTTAAACTCGTAAAATCTAGCGTTGATTTCCGACATCGGCTTGATCTTTATCGGCTTGTTCCGGTCTAGTTTGTCGCTCCAGTCAAGGTAGGTCGTTCGGTCAGTATTGTAAAAATCTACATAGGGCTCAATTATAAGACGCTTTTCCACGTCTTTGTCTTCCGTCACCATCAAATTAAACATTTTCAAAACGGAAGTGAAAAAATCTTTTTGAAGTATTCCCTTCGGTAGGGTTTCGTTCATGACTATTGTATCGCCGTAATTAGCCGGAGTGTAAATTGGAGTTCCATTTAATTCAATACTTCCGCTTGTGACTTGAACAAATATATCGTTATCATTATTTTCACCGGGTAACCCAGAAACAACAATGGCAAAGGTGTCGTTTGTGTTTAATGTTATGTTACCACTAAAAGGCGAAATGTGATTTATCTGAAAATTTGTAAAAAAAAGTGACCTTCCTCCACCTATTTGCATTGCTGGTGTCGTTGTCCCTTCTTGAATTGCTGTGCCATTTTTTAATACCTTAAAATTGACTATTCTAGGACCAATTTGACTTGTTGGAACTAGCCATCTACCATTCAGGTTAATTGTTATTTTACCCGTAAATGATTGCGCTCCAGTATAGGTCCATGTTTTGTTGTCAGTTGTGGTAAAAAAACTTTGCGTTACGTTTAATATATCAACCGAAGCAACTGAACTACTGGAATCTAGAAGCGTTGTGCTTAAATTAGGAGTACCCGCAAAAACTCTAGTGCTTATAACAGACAACCTAATTTGATTGTTTGGAATAATTAAACGCTTAAAAAAGTTTGTATTGAAAAAATTGCTGGTCCATGTGTAGCCAGCGTTCGCTATTATTTTATCAATATATTCGCGAAGGAATAAAGCCGGACGGAAAGCAGTAAAATAAAAATTATTTTTTGCGAATTGCGCACTATTAGCTGGACTGACATTTCCGTAATCAATTAATGGATAGTAATAACCAGTCCCACCAGTAGCGTTGTTCCAGCTGTTTGTTATATTCGTGACGTTATAAGTGTGGTTGTATTCGCTAAAATCAAGCTGCTCGATTTTCCTTGCTCCTAGTGCGCTGAAAAAGCCACCTAGTTCGCCAAATAAAGCTACTTCGTATTCAATATAGTCGCCGTCCCGAATGATTTCCAAAAGACGAAGTACGCCCTTCATAACTTGCAAGCCGTTAATTTCCAGCCGTGCGCTTGCAGATTTTGAAGCGTTAAAGCCGTACCCGGTAGCTTGTGAACTAGGACTTCCGTAATTGCTGTTACTAAATTCAAAGATGTTCCCGAATAGGCGGTTATTGTTCGCCGTACCCGGTAGGACTATCGTCTTGCTAAACGATGTTGACTTGCTATCCGTATTGTTCAAGTCATCAACCGCATAAGTTATCTGCTGGCTGAAGTCCTTCGTTATGTCAAGCTCTTGGTCCTCTATAAAGATTCTGGTCATCGTTGGAAGCCGTAGCGTTTTTGGTTTAAGTTTATTGTCACTTCAAATACCTTCAGACGGTTGTTCTGATATTTGCTGTACTCGTAGTTGGTTTCCGAAATGCTGACCGGATAAAAGTCCCCGTCGATCTCGGCATAAACTTGCGGCGTATTAATCAGCTCCGCAAGCCATTGATATTCCGCGTCCGTCGGATAGTCCATCGTCAGCTTGTACTGCCATTCAGATTTCGAGCCGAAGTTGACCACGCTTTCCCGGTAGACGTTGTTCGCGTCAAAGTAATTCACTGACGTATTTGTAAAGGAATAATCGCGCCGCTCGAATTGCTTACGCTCGACGTTCATATTCAGCCGCGAAGCCAATCCGAACCGAGCCGTGTCGAACATTCCATACTGATTAATGAAGTACAAATTTATGGTAGTGTAGCGTGGATCGCAATCAAGATAAACTCGGAATGTCTCTGTATTGACGCTCGACTTTTGCAAATAAACGTCGTAGTATTTTACACTATCCGTTACCACCGCCGAACCGACCGCTGAATTGACCGCTGCCGAACCGATGTCCATTTGCAGATACCCGGTCGTGATGTTTGTCGTGGCTGTCGCTTCGCTGTTAGCGATCAGCGAATTTCCGTAGTTATAGGTATTGATAAAAAAGCGATGAGTTCCAGTTCCCTTAAACGGAACGAGAATTTTTTCCGCTAGCTTGGCAGTGGCGTATCTTGGTCGATTGGTCAGGAACTTTTGAGCGAATGCAGACGTAGTAACTTGTCTCCGATTGAATGGTCCGGGAATGTAATTGAAAGCCGTCACCGAGCCGCTGGCTAGGTTCAGCGTAGTTGTTCCGGTCAGCTCCTCACCCACTCGCACGTCGTAGGTTATTGCCACCTCGCCTGATGTGTTTGGCTGGTAAAGCGCCATCGCCATTCCGGAAGCCGTAGGCGTGAACCATGCGAAGGTCATTTCGTTGCCGACCACCTTTGCCGCGTTAAAGTATCCGCGTCCGTTTGTTGGTTCGGGAAATACCTTGGACCGGATAAGCTGCGTCGCTCCGTTGTAGATATCGAAGACGTATTTGAAGTCGGTTTCCCCGGATAGGGTGGAATGTGCGATGTGCCACAAGTCGTCTTGGACGCTGACTTCCCCCGTTGGATTTATTAAACTACTTATACTCATGCTAAAATTACGATTGAAACCTTTTTGCCGATGGCGTCCGCAAGCTCTTGCTCGAACCCTTGGAACGATTTCTGCACAATGGGTGTGATGAAATTACGTTTTTTAATACCGTACTTCTTTATATTATATATCAAGGTGTTCAATTTGGAATCCGCTTCGCTGATTTTTTTGAACTTTGATTCAGTCCTGAACGCTCCGTACCTTTTGACATCGCGGCTGCTGACCTTTGCTTTTCCTTGCGACATCCACTTTTTAAGTGATGCGCGACCTTCAGCGGACATACCGAAGTTCTTATATTGATACGGAGAATCTGGAGCGTTTCTGTCTTTGAATGGATTTGCTTTTCCGTTAGGCAATTTTGCCACACCCTTCACCCCTCGGTCTACAAACTTGGCATAATAAGGGAACTCAATAAATAGCGTGGCTGATTCAGGTTCGTTCTGAAGGTAGAAAGTCAGGTCACGTTCGATGTTACCGGATGCAATGATATTTTTCTGATTGACTACCCGAATCCATTCGTCTTTGAAAAGTTCGCCACGTTCCAAAAGTAACTGCCCGATTTCATTCGCGTCAATAATGGAAAATGACTCCGAACCAGTCGAAGCCACAAATCCATTCTCCAAGACCACCCTTTGCCGTTGTGCTATACTTTTAGCCATGCTTATACTTTGCCATTAATTTACGTTCATGTTCTGCGTCCAATTCCCTTTTTAATTTCAAGTACCGCAAGTCATTCAGGAAGTTAAATGTGCTTAACTCCCAAGTTTCTGCTATACTGATGTTTTCAAATTCGCTGACCAGTTTGGCATTGTAAACCCATCCAAACTTTTGATAAAAGTCGCTACTGCTTCCTTCTCCGCCGTCTGATGCTCCTGAAAATAAGTCATCGAACTGACGAGTGATTCTCTGAAAACAAGATAAAAAAAAACCGCTGCTTGGTATGCGTGACCCATGTCCAACTTCAGCATGTCTTCAGCGATTTCATTGTGTTCGCGTGTGGCAGGCTTTAACCCCTTCCAAGTGAAGCGGACCGGCTGCGCGATGGTAGCCATAATCAGGTGCAGATTCCCAATTATGTCATTGGCGAAGGTTGCAGTCTCCACATATTTGCCAGCCGTCTTGATGTCGTACACCAACTTGTAAAGCCGTCCGTTCGCCCAGACAAAGTTTTTCGGCTGACCATGCTTTAACTTGCTGCCCACTAATTCAAAGGATTTATTGATTTGAGCGCACATTTTATTGAACGAACGCACCTTCATTCGGTTGACTTGTTCGTCTGTTTTACCAGTCAGGATTTGAACGTACTGCGCCGACTTTTCGACCTCGTCCGTTTCCATAAGGCTGACCGCGTAGAGTTTCTGAAATGTTTCAACATTGATTCTCATGATATAGTGTATAAAAGTTTCGGTTTTTTTACTCAAATGAATCGGTACACCCCAGCGAGTTTCTGTTCGTTGCGACATTTGACCGCCAAAGCCAAAGCATTCACGCAGTCATCGTGAAAGCCAGTCGGCGCGTTATAGCGCACCCCAGTCGAAGTGAACTGATATTCAAACACCCCCAATTCGTCTTTGATTGCCCCTTCAGGATAACCGACTTCGCCCTTGTGGATTGTGGACGCGAGCAGTTCCATAAGTTGCTGCTTTGTCGTTGACGTGTATTTGAACCCCTTCATGAACTGGAATCCCTTTTGCAGTTCTTCGGTAATGGCATCCCCCACACCAGTCGAGTCAATCAGGATAGGTCTGTTCCGGTCAAGCGTTAAGATATGCTCCTTCGTCTGCTTCCAGTCCTTTTGGAATCTGTCTAACCGACACACATCTCCATTCTGGTCAAGTCCTACGATGACCGTCCAATCGACTGACTTCGCAAGGTCAATGCCATAAAACATGGCTGGAAGGTTTGAAAGCGGTTTGACACACTTGTCAATGTGCTGGCTCCCGAACGGATTTGCTGCGTTTTCCATAGCGTTCGCCATGTACTCTTGTTCAAAGACGGCGTCAGGTAGCTGACGCTTCGCTTCCATTATTTCGTCTCGGTCAATATAGGGATTGTCAAAGGTCGAAAACTTGAACCCCTTCCAGTCTGTTTCGCCGTGCGTCCCTTTTTGATATAGGCTAAAAAAGTAGTTTTTGCCCTTTGGAGTGGATAGGAACAAGGCTCGTCCTTTGTAGTCCGTCAATGTGGGCCGTATAGAGTTCAACCAGCCGTCTTCAAGGTCGGGAATGAATGAAGCCTCATCAACGATTACAAGATGGAATTTTCGCCCTCGTAATGCGTCCAGACGTTCCCCAGTGAAAAACATGACAGAACCATCGTTCGGGAAAGTAATGGTCAGGTCTGACTTGTTATTTTCGAAAGGTAGGA